CGAGAAAGTTTTGCTTTAACCCCTGCTGGTTTGAACTTTTCGATTTCACTTAGAACATCTAAAGGAACATTCTCTGTGAATCTAGCATCGATAACGGCTGTCGTGTAGTACTTACCTAGTAAGTGGTCTTCGCCGTTTAGTTTCGATTTATTCAAGATGAACACGTTCTTGTAAGGTTCATAAATCTCAACCTTCGTCGTCGGGTCATTTAAGTATTTCTTAATCGCATCTTCGATAGAAAGTACAGTACCTCTTTCGATAAGAATGAAATTAATAATCCGTTGTCTGTATGTGTCATCGCTTTCATTATCCTTACGGAATACACCGAACTTATCTCCGAACTCATCTAGCCATTGTCCGGTAGCTGTTTCTAGTCGAGCATCTTTTTTGCTCTCTATAGCATCAGTAGCCACACTTTGTAACATATCATCTAAGGAAGCAAGGACAACATTATGGGGATTGCTGTCCTTTGTTAATCTTGTTTTCCATAGAGGATGTAAATATTTCATGAAGCCCATATTATTCCTCCTATACTAGTGTTACTTTAATTATACCAGCTCTCACGATTTCGTTACCTTTGACTACCTCATTAGCTGTAGGTTTTGTGTACTGTATATCGTATACAAGCTGCTTATCTACGCTCTTGATAACGTAAGATAAATCGTTTAGAATTAAGTTCTGAGATGTTTGCATATTGTTTAAGTAGCCTTCTATAGCAAACTTGATTCTATCTCGTAATGCATTTGTAATAGCTGGTTTGTTTGAGATGGTAATGGTTACTTCCACATCTACAGCTTTACGAGTTACTGGTCTTACTTCTACCGGGATTCCAGCAGGTTTAAATCGTGTAAGTGACGTTGCGATTGCTAGTTTAACAGAATCAGGTAGTTCCCCGTTCTTATCGTGAGCATACACGATTACGATACCAATCTTCTCATCTATGTATACACCGGATACTTCTGGTACTAATCTTGTACCATACTCCAATGCTGGTTTTGTAGCCTTACTTAAGGATTCAATATATGAACGGAATCTAGATTTCAATGCTTCTAGTGGTTCTTCGTTCTCACCTGTTTGGAATGCAGAAGGGTTAGTAACTAGTTTCACGTTAGAAAGCGGTGTCATCATAACATCAATCGCGTTTGCGGGTACGTTACCGACTTCTCCTGCGATGATACAGTATACAAATACTTCTGCTGTTACGGCTCCTGCTGGTATGTAATAATCTTCTACAGTTTCATAGATGTTTGCGTATTCCGGGAAACTAGATGTAAATCTTGTACCACGAGGTAATGGTGTGTTTTGTTGGACAGCATTATGGAATGTGATTCTTACTTTTCCGTATGCTTTTTGTGGAGCCTTACGTTTAAATGCGAAGGACTCGTACACACCTGCTTGGATGGCTTCTTCTAAGTTTTCTTCTGTTAATACATAGAACTGTTCTACTTCCATCGCTACTGATTCGTACAACGCTCGAATAGCACTACCTACTGAGAAGTCATTAATCTTATTTGTGTTTGTTATTGTGTAATCTACTAATCTTGAGTAGATATTCATCATTCCTTTAAATTGCAATGCTTTCACCGCCTATCGGATATTGTTTGAAAAGTTGTCATTTAGGAAAATATCTCCATTCTCTCTTGCAGTTAAGGCAAGTAAGAATGCTTCGTCTACCGCTATCGATGTTACTTTGAACGCAACATTTATGTAGTTATCGTACATGTCGTACCCTACCTTCTCGACAGCTCGTACACGTCCGTCTGTTCGGATAGCTCTTTCTAACTCCACTACTAATAATGTAGCATTTTCCTCTGTATTTTTTTTACCTAAGTATTCATTCACGTAAGAGCCGTATCTAGGGTGGTTAAGATAACTTCCTACTGGAGTTAGAATACGAGTTAATAGAGATTGTTTTAGGTTCTCAATACCGCGTATCGTAGCAAGGTCGCCTTTATCATTCTCCTTCATTTCTAGTATTTCCGCGTCCCATCCGGGAGAAGCTATATTACGAGGTTGCGGTAATACGTTTAAATCCTTACCAAGTGTTAAAGCGTAGATTTCCTCTTGGTCATACACCGAACTATTCTTTAAGCTTGCTATAAGCTCACCACTATCATCTTCGTTTGAACGGAACATAATCGTATCTCCTGTTGTAACAAGGTGATAAGGATTCGCTTGTTTCTCCGCTACTGTTTCAACGATGTAAGGATATCTAAGGTCATTGAACTTTGCTAACTCTCTCCATCTATTAGAATCACCTAAATGATGTTGTGCGATAGATTGTAGTGTATCTCCTGCTGCTATAATTTTCTTCACATATTTAACCACTATCTCACCTCCAACCTGTCAGTTAAAATAACATCTATCTGATTCTCTATGTAACCTAGCGACACATCTGTAATTCGAAGTGCTTCGATAATCTTTCTGTATCGTCGGACTGTACTGAAATAATCAGCAATGTAGTTTACATTGTCACGGATTCTTTGGAAATCTTTATGTGACATATATTGTAAGTTTGTACTTTCCTCTTCAATGCTGTATAATAAAGCAAATGATTCTAGTACGACTGATGTAACCAACGTGTACATGCGCGGGTTATATGTAACTAAATCACTTTCCATTATCTGTTTTACTAATGTTCTTGGGTCTATCTCAACATCAACAGTAGGTATCTGGTTTTGTGTAATCTTGTCTAATACAAGTCTTGCTACAGAAGAAAGACTGAACACGGGCTTGTACAATGTTGAAACGTACATCGGTGCCTCGTTCATTGTATTAAACGGAATAGTACCATCTGGTAATACTGTTATGGTAGAGATAAACCGAACTAATGTATCTGGTTTTGGTTGTACCATCTTATGCCCACCTTCCGTAGTATCCTATATTAAATCCTAAACCTTCCATACCGTACTGATACACGCCTTTAGATGGTGATTGAGGGTTTAGTACTGTTCCATCTTTATTCGGGTTGTATGAGCCTCCTG